ATGTGTGGGCTTCTCCAATTGGGAGACGCAACCTTATGAACGCACTCGACCGCATTATCGGTTGGATTTCACCAGCCAGAGCACTTGAGCGACTTGAAGCCCGTGCATCATTGCAGTCCGTCAATAAACTGCTGGGCACTGGCAAAGGTGCATATTCAGCCGCCAATCAAACGCGGTTGAACTGGATGAAAAATCCGATCATAAAAGAGAACGAAATTCCGTCCAATCGTCTGGAGTTTCTTCGTGCTCAATCGTGGGATTTGTATCGCGACAATCCAAGCTGTCGGAAAATAGTCCGCAGCCTTGAAGCCAAGGTGATCGGGAAAGGGATGTCCCCGGAATCACTGGCTGCAAATATCGACGGAACGCCGCACGTCGAATTCAGAGCACGATCCAAACAACTTTGGGACTCACTTCAGTCTGGATTTGATTCGCGTGGAATGCCGGGCAAGGGCGGTTTGACGATGTCAGGTCAGCAGAAGCTGGCACTTCGTTCTTGTATCCTGTCAGGCGATACGCTTTATAGAATCAAAGCAATCAGCCCCCGTGAACAATTAAAACGTGACATACCGATTGCGAACACTTTGCAACTTGTGGATTCGTGCAGGTTGGCAGATTTGTCCGAGGTACCGGGGCACACGCTAGCAAATGGCAACACGATTTTCAGAGGCATAGAACTCAACGGAAATCTTGAGCGCGTAGCCTACTGGCTGAAGTCATTAGACATATCGCAGTCATCACTGTCACCAACTACCGTGACACGTGTTGCAATTGAGTCGATTGGTCATTTATATCTTGAGGAAGACATCGACCAGCTACGCGGCGTCCCGTGGTTTGCAGCAGCGATCCTACGAGCGAGACGCACTGAGGATCTGGAATACAACGTCCTGACGGCAAGTGCAATGGCAGCCTGCGTCGTCGCGACTTACAGCAAGCCAAGCGGATCAACTCGGCTCGGATTGAATCAGGGATCTGAATCATCAAGTACATCAGCAGACGGCACTGACTTAACTGATTCGGACGGCAACGCAATCACAAAAATTCAGCCAGGTATGGTCGTCAATAAAGGCAAAGATGGCTCGTTCGATTTGCAATCACCGAACCAGCCGAACATGAATCCAGAAGCCTTCGTGCAGCATTTGCAACGGGGTACGGCAACCGCACTGCCGGGCATTAAAGCGAGCACGATCACGGGCGACTATCGCAACAGTTCATTCAGTTCAGAACGATCTGCCGACAACGACACATGGCCAGAATTGCACGACGTTCAAGAGTGGTTTGCGTCGTCCTACTGCCAGCCGATATGGGAAACGATTCTTCGGGCGGCAATGCTGGAGGGCTATTTCGATGGCATCGTGTCGAGTGAAGAATTTCAAGCATCACCGGGACGCTTTTCATCAGCAAGATGGCAAGGGCCGGTTGCCTTATCGATCAATCCGAAAGACGACGCAGCCGCAGCATCGGCAAGAATCAGCGGAGGACTTTCTTCATTGCAAATGGAATGTGCAAAGGTCAACGTCAACTGGCGAAACGTCCTGAATGACGCTGCGGAACTTTACGCTGTCGCAAAAGAAAAAGGCATCCCGCCGGAAGTTATCAACAACATCATGGGCGTAGACACGGCGGATCAAATAGCAGTCGCGCAAGCCAATTCAGATGCAGTCAATCAACCAACAATGGAGACCGCAAATGCGGCGTAGAAAACGCGAACAATCAGAGCGAAAATCAGACGTTGCTGAATTGGATTATCGCATCTTATCCGTGCGTGCTGATTCGATCAGCGTAGAAGGTCGGACTGTTGAGACGACTATCTCAACGGAGACGCCAGTTCTGATGCCGGACTGGGAACGAATGGAAATGATTCCGGAAGTGCTGCTGACGAGCGGCGTGGAGTTTCCATCGAATCGACAGGTGCCGTTTTTAGACTCACATAATCGTAATGCGAACAGCGATCAGTTCGGTTCTGTGCGTTCAATTCGAGTTGATGGTAATCAGGTCGCTGGCATACTGCACTTTTCTAAAAAGCAAGCAGCGACGGATGCCTTCAATGACGTGATTGATGGACACGCAACCGACGTGTCAGCAGGCTACAAAGTCATCACACGTGAGTTTGTAAAACACGGTGAGAGCAAAGTGATATCAGGCCGATCATTCGATGGGCCAGTAAATGTTGTGACGAAGTGGCGGCTCCGCGAAGTCTCGTTGACTCCGATCGGTGCCGATGATCAGGCGAAGCTGCGGGGACTTGATCCGGCAGCGGTTTTATTCAAGTCCCCGAGTGAAAAGAAAGAAGAATTTAAGATGACCGAAGCATTGCGAAAGCTGTGTGTTTCCAAAGGCATGACTGCAACACTGAACGACGAAGAAGCGTTGCGATGGATGAACGACAACGCTGATAAATTCGGCACGCAAATCGTAGAGAAGAAAGAAGAACGCAAGGAAGAAAATCGTTCTGAACTTCCAACAGTCGAAGCACTGGCGAAACTGGTGGCTGAGGCAACTCGCATTGCTATTGAAGCAGCAGCAGTAGAACGCAAGGCGTTTGAAAAGATTGTCGATGAGTTGTGTGATCTGGCCGGACTCACGAGCGAATCAGCACACTGCCGAACACTGGCAGACGTAGTAGCGGTTCGCAGTTTTCTCAAGGAAAAACAGCTTGTAGAACAGGCAAAGATTCCTTACGGTGCATCTGTGCGTCACGTTTCTTCAGGCACTGAACGACTCGAAGTTGATCTGCGATCAGCACTCACATTAACGGCTTGCCGATCTGCACTGAATGGCGACGACGCCAAGCTGGAAAAATACTACCCTACTGCACAGCGAAGCAAAGCTGCCGACACGTTCAAGCACGCAACGCTGTTCGACATGGCAACCGAGTACGTTCGATCACGCGGAGTTCAAACGCTGGGTCTGACTCGCGATCAGATTGCGATCTGTGCTATGTTCGGGCCAGAAAAAGCTGGCATTCGTGCTGCTCCTGGCGGTGCCGCCTATCACGGCACAGGATCGTTCAGCAACCTGACTCTGGACGCTGTCAACAAATCCATGATGATTGGCTTCACTGAAGTTCCAGCCACATGGCGTGGGCCAATGAAACAAGGACAGTCAGCGACTGACTTCAAAAACATTCACCGGATGCAGCTCGGTGCGATTCCGAATCTGCCAGTGTGGAATGATGCTGTTCGTCCAGAAATGGCAAGCATGGCAGACGGCAGGGCTACCTATGCTGTTGAGTGTCGATCCATCGGGATTGACTTCGGTTACAAGCTGATCGTCAATGACGACATGTCAGCATTGACATCGACGCCGCAAAAATTGGGCGATGCTGCCGCACGAACCGTGAACACTGTAGCGTGGTCACAAGTCACAAGTAACCCAACAATGCGGGATGCTCAGGCGTTGTTTCTTGAAACTCCTACGGGACTGCGATTCCGCAAGAACTTAACGACCGGGGCAGCAAGCCCAACGACAGCTACCATCGGAGCGATGAAGGCTCTGATGCGTTTGATGCGTGGCGAGAACACGCCAGAGGGAACAGAATCGGCAGACATTTTGAATATCACGCCATCGTATTTGGTTGTTCCCGCTGCACTGGAAACGACGGCAGAAGTATTGATCAATTCGATGTTTGATCCGGCATCAACAGGTGCAGGCACATACAACGCTACACGATCACTTCAATTGGTTGTCGAGCCACTGCTGGACGCAGCCTCATCGACCGCGTTCTACGCCTTCGCAAATCCAACGCGAGTAGAAACCATTGAGGTTACTTTCTTGGCGGGTCAGGAAACTCCACAGGTGCGTGAAGTCCGTGACGAGCATACGCTCGCCAGCACTTACTACGTCTTGCAATCGTTGGCCGCTAAGGCACTCGATCACAGAGGCATTCAGAAGCACGACGGAGTGTAATTCTGTTTTGTTAAACGCAGCCTCCAGCCAGTCCTTCCGAGGGCTGGCTTGCGGCAGTGATAGTTTCTGTTTCGGGAATGTTTCCCGCGAATAGCCTAGTCCCCGAATAGGGGCAAACAAACCGAAAGGAAGATAATAATGATCAGCCGTGGTACCCGAGAATATATTGATTTTTTTGATCGTGCTCAGGAGTTTACGACGACCCCAGGGCAAAACGGATGGACGATTGCAGACACGTCGACGGCAGGAACTCCGACGTATTTGTGCATAAACGAAGACGGCGGAGCGGCTAAGCTCACATGCACTAGCACGAGTGAAGCACAGATCGTGACTCTTTATCATAAGGACGTTCTGGCATTCGACGTTCGCAAAATAAAGATGATCGAGTTTATCGCGAAGGTCGCCGGAATTGACTCGGTCACAACCTTGACGATGGGACTTGGCTCAGCGCGTAACGATACCGACGACAGCGTTGCAACAAACGCATGGTTTCGGATGCAAGGTTCTGTTTCTACTACGGCAGTTCTTGCTGAGACTGACGACGCGACGACTGACAACGATGACAAGGCGACAGGAACAACACTTGCTGCCGTCTATAAGAAGTTCGTCATCAGTTTCGAATCAGGCATTAGTGACGTGCGATTCTTCATTGACGGCGAACGTGTTGCTCAGGCAACGACGTTCGATATGTCAGCACTCACTGCTGGGCTAAATGTTCAGCCGATTGTCCAGATTCAGAAGGCGTCGGGAACTGGCGTTCCGTCAGTCACAATTGCGATGATCAACATCGTTTACAACTACGCTTACGGTGCTTGATCTATGACGCTCGCCGCCCAGATGATTGCAGACGTTTCCACGGTGTTTATGAACACTGATGATTTCGCATCGTCAGTGATTCGGTACATCGGCGGCAGCGAGTCAAACACGCGGGCAATAACGGCAATCGTAACCCTGT